CCCGTGCAGCAATGACGCCGGTGGCACCCCGCGCACTCACCCTCCTCGTCGATACCTTCGAGGGGGGTGGAAGTGTCATCGAGGATCTCCTGGACCCCGCCCACCACGACGCCCTCAGGGTTTTGCGGGACTGTGGGGCGCTCACCGCCGCCAAGGACGTCCCGGTTGTCCTGTGTCCCTGGTGCGGGGAGCAAGACATCGCCCCCCAAAAAGTCGGCAAGGCGCTTCTGGGCCTGTGCCCGGATTGCGGCTACGTGCCGATTACCAACGCCGCACTTCGTGCCTGTGCCGCGGACCCCGAATGGCTGCTGGGCCGGCTGCGCCAAGCGTTCGGAATTGCCGCGAGACAAGACTCGTCAGAGCTCGTACCCGGCACCCTGTGGAAGGTTGGCGACCACAAGGAGAATCGACGAGCACGACGGATTGTGCTTGCCCGCCAGCTTGCCGAACCCGGGGTCCACAGATCCTCCCTGGCCGCTCTCAAGGACAGTATCGAGCGGGACAACGCCGTCATCATCGGGACCACGCCACGGTCGGCCGCCCGTATCGACGGGATCTCGTCGCCCTACGTGCACCTCACTGAGATCGTCCATTTCCGAAGCAACAAGCTCGAGCTCGATGAAGCCCGCTGGGAGTGGTGCCTCAAACCCGCCCACCTGCGCACGCACGAGGCGAGCCCCGTCTTCCACGAGAACTTTCGCGTAGCCGTGATCGAGGGCGACGCGTGCGAGTTCAGCGCCACGCAGGCAGCCATCTTCGGCTACCTCTACGCGGCCAAAGGCAGGAAGTGTCACAAGGACTCGATCATGGGCGAGGTCGATTCCGCACAGAAGAATCCAGTTGAGCTCTTTCGGCACAACACCCGCCAGTTCGAAGCCTTCAACAAGGTGGTCGAATGGGATGACTACGGCTTCTACGCCTTGAAGCGCTGGTAGTCGCCCCCCGCCTCCGATGTCCCCGGTGCCCCGCTCTGTGCGGGGCATCGTCGTTTGAGGGGTCCAGAGCCGCAATCTGCAGAATTCCCGCCGCTTTTCCCACCAGATTTCCCGAAGGTGGGTTTCAGTATTCGGGTCACCGATCAACCACCCGAAAGGACATCCCGGTGACCTGCAAGACACCCCTCGCGCCGTTGAACATCGACAACAGGCGCTTCCTCACCCAGCGCGAACTCGCTGACCGGTGGGGCCTCTCCCCCAAGACGCTCGCTCGCTGGCGCTGCATCGGTTGGGGACCGCACTTCGCGAAACATTCGAAGAAGGTCACCTACCCGCTCGACGGCGAAGGCGGCGTCCTCGATTGGGAACAACGCACCCTTTACCGCTCGACTTCCGAGCGGGTCTACGCCTGAAGGAGCGCCCATGAACGACCTCTTGATCATCCCTACGGATCTGCCCGAACTGTCGGTCGCCCAGATTGCCCGGCTGCCGCACGAACAGCTCCAGGAACTCGACCACTCCCTCACCGCACTCGCGGCCTGGACCAAGCAGTTCCGCGATCGCATGACCACCGCACTCGAACAGCGCTATGGCGAGACGGCGCGCACTGCCCTCGTGGAGTCGGGACGTGACTTCGGCGTCACGCACTTCGCTGACGGCCCGCTTCGCATCTCCTATGAGCTGCCCAAGCGCGTCACCTGGGACCAGAAGCGCCTGTCTGACATCGCCGAGCGGATCTCCGCTTCCGGTGAGCGCGTCCAGGATTACATCGACGTCGAGCTCTCGGTCTCTGAATCCCGCTTCAACGGCTGGCCCCCGGTCCTCAAGGAACAGTTCGCACAAGCCCGCACCGTCAAGGCCGGGAAGGCGAAGTTCGTCCTCGAACTTGATAAGGAGGAGGCGTAATGGCGCTTCCCATCATCTCGGCCGAAGAGCGCCTGCGCGAGAAGCACAGCGCCAAGATCGGTCTCGTAGGCCCTCCCGGGGTCGGCAAGACCTCGCAACTCAAGACCCTGCCGCCCGAGAAGACTCTCTTCGTCGACCTCGAAGCGGGAGATCTCGCGGTAAAGGACTGGCCCGGTGACACGGTGCGGCCCCGCACCTGGGGGGAGTTCCGCGATCTGGCCGTCTTCTTGGCCGGGCCCCTGCCCACTGCGACCGCCGACCAGGCGTTCTCCGAGGCGCACTACCAGCACGTCTGCAATACCTACGGCGATCCCTCGCAGCTCGCGAAATACGACTTCTATTTCGTGGACTCGCTCACCGTCCTTTCGCGCCTGTGCTTTGCCTGGTGCAAGGCCCAGCCGCAGGCCTATTCGGAGAAGAACGGCAAACCTGACACCCGCGGAGCCTACGGTCTTCTGGCCCAGGAAATGATCACCGCACTCACCCACCTGCAGCACGTCCGCGACAAGCACGTGATCTATGTCGCGATCCTGGAAGAGAAGACCGACGACTACAACCGCCGCTACCACCAGCTGCAGTTGGAGGGCAGCAAGACGGCTCTCGAGCTTCCCGGCGTACTAGACGAAGTCATCACGCTCGCGGTCTTGAAGGCCGACGACGGCACGCCTTACCGGGGCTTCGTCACGAGCGCTGTCAACGCCTACGGCTACCCCAGCAAGGACCGCAGCGGGCGCCTGGACGCAATCGAAGAGCCCCACCTCGGAAAGCTGATCCGCAAGTGCCTGGGCGAGGTGACGTCGTGACCGAGGACGAGTTCGTCACCTTCGAGAAATCCGCCCGCGCCACGGTGCGCCGGATTTCGGCTGAGAACACATGGCTACGGCACAGCCTTCTGCAACTCAACACTCGGGTCGCCGCGATGGCAGAGAAGTTGACCGTCCTTGAGAAGCGAGCGCGGTCGCTCAAGAAGTTGCTCGGCGCCCCTACCCCGACATCCAAGACAGCAAGGAGCAAACGATGAACACCAATGCATGGCAAGACTTCAACGACGCCGAACAGCAGCAAGGCTTTGACCTGATCCCGAAGGGGAGTCTCGTGCGCGTTCGCATGACCATCAAGCCGGGCGGACACGATGACCCCGCTCAGGGCTGGACAGGCGGCTACGCGACCGAGAGCTTCGACACGGGCGCGGTGTACCTCGCCTGCGAGTTCGTGGTCCTCGAAGGCCCGTTCGCCAAACGCAAGATGTGGTCGAACATCGGCCTGCACTCCCGCAAGGGCCCGACCTGGGGGCAGATGGGCCGCAGCATGATCCGCGCGATCCTCAACTCCGCGCGGAACATCCACCCGCAGGACAACGCCGCGCCGGCCGCCGCTGCTCGTCGCATCCAGGGTTTTCACGAGCTCGACGGGGTCGAGTTCCTGGCACGTGTCGATGTGGAAAAGGATGCCAAGGGCCTGGACAGGAACGTGGTGAAGCTCGCCATTGAGCCTGACCACAAGGACTACGCCGCCCTCATGGGGTCCGCCCCCCGCGTGTCCGCGCAGGCACCGGCCTCCCCGCCGCCGTACACCGCTCCGGCGGCCGCCAGCCACCAGGCGCCTCCTCGCCCGGCCGCTCCCACCGACAAACCTGCGTGGGCGCGGTAAGCCATGGCGACCAACAAGAAGTCCTACCCCGTTTGTTTCAACTCGAAGCGCCAGTACGCCGCTTGGGAGGAAGGAGCAGAGGACAGCAATCCTGGCGACAGCCGCTACTGCACTGACTGCACCGTCGCATATCAGCGGCAAATGATCGCGCAACACCGGTGCGCGCACCCCTGCACATCGTTCTATCTCGACAAGGATGGCTTCCTCGAAGGTCGCCGGCGCGTGGAGGACCGCGTGCGACTCAAGGAGGCTGCGTGAAATGCTGGGTCTGCCAACGCGAAGCCCGGGGATTTGGCCACACCGACACCCGACACGGTGTGGCAGATCCTCGGCGCTATCCGACCGATTGGGTGTTCTGCTCACCCCGGTGTCAGAACGCCTTTCACGCGATGTACGGCAACTGGGTGCGCGCGAAGGACGGTACGGCTATCGACATCAAGGGGGGCGAAATGATTGATCCCTCTGAAGTCGAACTGGCTGCGATGCGCTCCTGCCTCAAGTCCTTTGGCGAGGCTGCGAGTGAGATCGGCTTCGAGAAGCCCCTGGGCGCCTACACCGAGGCCGAGGCCCTGCAGGTGATCGAGGCCATCGTCTCCCGCTACACGGAGGCGATGGTCGAGCACCACGAAGCCACCAAGTTCCCGCCGGTGCGAGGACTGCCGGCTACACCGGATCCCCTCACCGGGCCCTTTGCGGATCTCAAAGACGATCTGCCGTGGGAGACGGCGCCATGATCGACTTCAACTCCTCCTCAAGCGTCTCCGGGCAGGTGACGGCCCTCGTGGATGCGGGTCTCCAAGAAGTCCGCACTCGCGAAATCGAGCGGCAATACCTCGGTGCATCGCGCCTGGGTGCGGCTTGCGAACGCGCACTGCAGTACGAGTACGCCAAGGCGCCGGTCGATTACGGCCGCGAGATTTCCGGTCGGATGCTTCGCATCTTCGAGCGCGGTCACGTGATGGAGGACTGCATGGTCACGTGGCTCCGGGGAGCAGGGTTCGATCTTCGCACCCGCAAGGCGAACGGCGAGCAATTCGGCTTCACCGCCGCCAATGGGCGCCTGCAGGGACATGTCGATGGTGTCATCGTCGGCGGCCCCGATGGCTTTGCCTATCCCGCCCTCTGGGAGAACAAATGCCTGGGGTCCAAGTCCTGGCGCGACCTCGAAAAGAATCGCCTCGCGGTCGCAAAACCGGTCTACGCGGCGCAGGTGGCGCTCTATCAGGCGTACCTCGAACTGCACGAGAACCCGGCGATCTTCACTGCCGTAAATGCCGACACGATGGAGATCTACACCGAGCTCGTCGCCTTTGACGGCGCTCTCGCCCAACGCATGTCCGACCGGGCAGCGAAGGTGATCACGGCGACCGAGGCAGGGGAGTTGCTGCCGCGGAGCTTCACCGACCAGACCCACTTCGAATGCCGGATGTGTGCCTGGCAGGACCGCTGCTGGAGAGCCCAACCATGAAACATCCCCTTTCTGTACCAAGCCTTGTCGAGCCCATGGTGGACGCCCGCCATGCCGCCCGGACGCTGAACCTCCCCTTTCACTACTTCCTAAAGCCAGCGAGTCGGAGGCTTCACAAGATTCCGCACTACCGGATTGGCCGAACGATTCGGTTTCGGCTCTCCGAACTTCAGGTGTGGTCGACGCGCTTTCGCCAACGACCGAAGAGAGCGAGGGCGAAATGATCGACTACAACGACACTCGCGACGCGCCCGAACCCTCGAAGGAGGCGAGACGGGACGAGATTCGCGCGGAACTGCTTTCGCGGCTCGAATCGGTGCTTTTCACGCTCTTCCCCGCGGGCAAGAAGCGCAGGGGCAAGTTCCTGATTGGGGACGTCCTCGGGAGCCCCGGCGATAGCCTCGAGGTCGTCCTCGATGGCGAGAAGGCTGGGCTCTGGACCGATCGCGCGACCGGCCAGGGGGGCGATATTTTCGACCTCATCGCGTTACGGATAGCGGTAAATGCGACAACGGACTTCGAGCAAGTGCTCGAGGAAGCTGTCTCTATCCTCGGCCGCGCGCCCTCCACGCTCCCCAAGAAGGCGAAGCCGGAGGCGCCCACCGACGATCTCGGCCCGGCGACCGCCAAGTGGGACTACCTCGATGCCAACGGGAGCCTCATCGCCGTCGTTTATCGCTACGACCCGCCCGGAGGGAAGAAGGAGTTCCGTCCCTGGGACGCACGGCGCCGCAAGATGTCCCCACCCGAGCCTCGGCCTCTCTACAACCAGCCCGGCATCGCGGCCGCAAGCAACGTCGTGCTGGTGGAAGGCGAGAAGTGCGCTGAAGTCTTGATCGCTCACGGTGTGGCCGCCACCACCGCCATGCATGGCGCCAAGGCCCCGGTCGAGAAGACCGACTGGGCGCCGCTATCCGGGAAGTCGGTACTCATCTGGCCCGACCGCGACAAACCCGGCTGGGAGTACGCCATGGCAGCTGGACAGGCGGCTCTCGCGGCAGGTGCTGTTTCGTGTGACGTCCTCCTGCCTCCGGAGGACAAGCCCGAGGGTTGGGATTCGGCCGACGCTATCGCCGAGGGATTCGATGTCACCGGCTTCCTCGCCACCGGCCCCCGGATGTGCATTAAGCCCAGCACCGGACTCCCCGCCCAGGATGCGACGGTATGGGCGACCGACGATGCCTTGGCGCTCGCCTTCACCGCGCGCTACGCCGATGACTGGCGCTACTGCGCCGCCTGGGGCAAGTGGCTCGTCTGGACCGGGACGCACTGGAAGGCCGATGAGACGCTCCTGGTCCATCACCTGATCCGGTCGATCTGCCGTGAGGCTGCCGTGAAGGTCGACTCGCACCGACTGGCCGCCAAGCTGCTTGCGAGCAGCACCGTGGGCGGCGTCGAACGCCTCGCTCGCACCGACCGGCGGCACGCCTCCACGTCGGAGGAGTGGGATGCCGATCTCTTTGCATTCAACACCCCGGGCGGCGTGGTCAATCTCAAGACAGGCCGGCTTCGGCCACACCAACGCGCCGATCGGATGACGAAGATCGCAACCGCCACACCGCGGGGTACGTCCCCCCGGTGGCACGCGTTCCTTAACGACGTGACCGGCGGGGACACTGAACTGCAGTCCTACCTACAGCGGATGGCGGGCTACTGCTTGACCGGGGCCACGACTGCCCACGCCCTCTTCTTCCTGTACGGCACCGGGGCCAACGGCAAGTCGGTTTTCTTGAATACCCTGTCCACCATCCTCGGGGATTACGCCACCAGCGCCCCCATGGACACGTTCATGGAAGCTCGAGGCGACCGGCACCCGACCGATCTCGCCGGACTCCGAGGTGCCCGCTTCGTCTCCTCAATCGAAACCGAACAGGGCAGGCGCTGGAACGAATCCAAGCTCAAGGCCATCACCGGGGGCGACAAGGTGTCGGCGCGCTTCATGCGCCAGGACTTCTTCGAGTACCCGCCTCAGTTCAAGTTGCTGATCGCCGGCAATCACAAGCCCTCGATCCGCAATGTGGACGAGGCCATGAAGCGACGGCTTCACCTGATTCCGTTCACCGTCACGATCCCGCCGGACAAGCGAGACGGGGCTCTTACGGAAAAGCTTCTCGCCGAACGCGACGGCATCCTCGCCTGGGCGGTCGAAGGCTGCCTTCAGTGGCAGCAGATGGGCCTCAAACCCCCGGAATCCGTCGTGTCCGCGACTGAGGAGTATTTCGATGAGGAGGACGCCATCGGTGACTTTCTGGAAGAGGAAGGCCAGCGCCATGAGCAGGCGCGCGTGGCCGTAGGCGAGGTCTTCCAGCGCTGGCAGGAGTGGGCCGGCAAACGCGGCGAATACGTTGGCACCAGCCGCTGGCTCGCCCAGCAACTCGCCAACCGGGGGTTCACGCGGACGCGGCTGCATGCCGGCGTAAAGGCGCTCGCTGGACTCTCCCTCAAGCCCAAGGACTACGGCACGCGTCTGCCGTACCGCGACGACTGACCCTGGTGACCGAAGGTGACCCGTCTGCGGATTACTTCTTACGCCTGCGCGCGCACGCACGTAATAGAGACTCATACGTCACGCCGGCCACCTTCGGTCACCGAACCCGAATGGAAGGACCACGCAACCATGAACACAACGATCCTCGCCCTCGACCTGGGCACCCACACCGGTTGGGCATTGCACCACCGCGATGGAACCGTCACCAGCGGCACCGAGCACTTCAAGCCGGGTCGCTTTGAGGGCGGCGGCATGCGGTTTCTGCGATTCAAGCGCTGGCTCACCGAACTACTCGCGGCGAGCGGCGCCCTCAACGCCGTGTACTTCGAGGAGGTCCGGCGACACGCCGGCGTAGATGCAGCCCACGTGTACGGAGGGCTCATGGCCCACCTCACCGCGTGGTGTGAGCACCACAACATTCCCTACCAGGGGGTGCCGGTCGGAACGATCAAGAAGCACGCCACCGGCAAGGGCAACGCCAGCAAGGAGGAGATGGTTGCCGCCGCCTCCCGACGAGGCTACGCGCCCATCGACGACAACGAAGCCGACGCTCTCGCCCTCCTTCACTGGGCAGTCGAGACCCAGGAGACCTGAGATGCGCATTCCCGAACAGCGCTACCGCTGCCCCCTGGGGCAACTCCAGGGTGAAGCCCGCATGGACCCTGAGGCCATCAAGCGCGAGGGATGGCGAGACCAACGCATCCTCGTGGTAAGCGACGCCGACGATCGCCTGGACTTTGTCGAGCGTGAGTTCGTTCGTCGAATTGGGGAACGGCTTTACGGAACGAAGGAGGGTCGCCATGGCTGACTGGGACAAGGCGACCGTTGACGCAAGGCTTGTGGAGGCGGTACGCACGGCACGAAAACTGCCGCCCGCACGCGTGCGTGGCCACTTCAACGCATGGCCCGAGATCATCCGCGAGGAATGGGAGACCTATGGGGTAGAGGAGCCAGTTCATCGGCCCATGCCCCCATCGCCAGAGGCCATTGATCGGATGCTCGAGACCACGCGCTGGATGCAGTGGCTGGAGGTGGAGCAGCGTCACCTCGTGTGGATGCGGGCGAAGCGCTACGGCTGGCGCGACATCTCGATTCGCTTCGCCTGCAATCGCTCGACTGCGTGGCGGCACTGGCAGCGGGCGCTGCAGCAGCTTGCTGATCACCTCAACCAGCGCTTAGTCACGCGGTAGTAATTTGGCGCAATTGGGCAACGATCCGCGTACATGAGCAATTGCGAGCGATCATGTGCGCACTTTGCACGTGCAACAACATTGCCGTTTTGCATTAGGATCCGAGTTATCTTCTGGACAGAAGTGCGAACCCGCGATGGAGACGGGTCCTTCCTGGCCGAAGAGCCATGCGGGAGGCGCGAGCGCGGCATTCGCCTAGCGTCAGAGTGCAAACCTAGGTTTGCGCTGGTTTGCAGTTTGCACCCCGCCTCCTCAAGCCCGCCCACGATCCAATCGTCGGCGGGTTTTTCATTTCCAAGGTGTGCGCCGCTTGCGGCCCGGTTCAGGGTCTAACTCCTTCCCTGGGCCGGGTCGCTACTTTTCGGATGCCTGATACGAACCCGCTCAACGTCGAGTACCGGAGGGTCGAGACACTGATCCCCTACGCCCGCAATCCGCGCACCCACAGCGATGAGCAAGTGGCGAAGATTGCGGCCAGCATCGTCGAGTTCGGCTGGACCTCGCCTGTCCTCGTCGATGGCGCGAGCGGCATCATCGCCGGTCACGGACGCTTGGCGGCTGCGCAGAGGCTGGGCTTGGCCGAGGTACCGGTGATTGAACTCGCGCACCTTTCGCCAGCGCAGAAGCGCGCCTACATCATCGCGGACAACCGCCTGGCGCTCGACGCCGGCTGGAACGACGAACTGCTGGCGCTTGAATTGGCGGATCTCACGGAGGCGGGTTACGACCTCGCCCTCACCGGATTCGACGCCACGGAGATCGAGGCACTACTGGCAGACGATGCCGGCCGAGGCGACGACCAAGAGAACGACGCCGACCGACCGGACGCGGCAGATGATGTACCCGAGGCGCCAGCGGTGCAGGTGTCCCGGCCAGGAGACGTCTGGTCCCTGGGATCCCACTGGCTGATCTGCGGGGACGCGAGTGACGCCGCTGTGGTTGCGGCGCTGATGGAGGGCTCGCAGGCGCGCCTGTGCTTTACCTCCCCGCCCTACGGCAACCAGCGCGACTACACCAGCGGCGGCATTGCCGATTGGGATGGCCTGATGCGTGGCGTGTTTGCTCGGCTCCCGATGGCCGAGGATGGCCAGGTGCTCGTGAACTTGGGCCTTATCCACCGCGACAACGAATTCATCCCCTATTGGGACGGTTGGCTCGAGTGGATGCGCACCCAGGGCTGGCGGCGCTTCGCGTGGTACGTCTGGGACCAGGGGCCCGGGATGCCGGGCGATTGGGCCGGCCGCTTTGCGCCGAGCTTCGAGTTCGTCTTCCACTTCAACCGCCAGGCCCGCAAGCCCAACAAGATCGTCCCCTGTAAGCACGCTGGCCAGGACTCGCACCTGCGGGCAGACGGATCCTCCACCGCCATGCGGAGCAAGGCCGGCGAAGTCGGCGGCTGGACGCACGCAGGCCAGCCCACGCAGGAGACCCGGATCCCGGACTCGGTGATCCGCGTCATGCGCCACAAAGGCAAGATCGGCCAGGACATCGACCACCCGGCTGTTTTCCCGGTGGCGCTGCCCGAGTTCGTGATCGAGGCCTACTCGGACAAGGGCGACACAGTCTTCGAGCCCTTCGGCGGAAGCGGGACCACCATGCTGGCCGCCGAGCGGACCGGACGCGCCTGCCGATCGGTCGAGATCGCACCCGAGTACGTGGACGTCGCCATCAAGCGCTTTCAGCAGAACTACCCTGCCCTGCCGGTGACGTTGGCGGCCACCGGACAGTCGTTTGAGGAGGTCCGCAAGGAGCGGCACTACCTCACGGAGGCCGCGACATGACCTCCTCCTGGCTTGCAGACAAGATCGCGCGGTGGCCGACTGCGAAGCTGCTTCCCTACGCCCGAAATGCGCGGACCCATTCCGAGGAACAGGTCGCGCAAATCGCCGCCTCGATTGCGGAGTTCGGCTTCACGAACCCGATCCTCGCCGGGGCCGATGGCGTGATTGTCGCTGGCCACGGAAGACTCGCCGCCGCGCAGAAGCTTGGCCTGGAGACGGTGCCGGTGGTCGTGCTGGATCACTTGACGCCGACGCAGCGGCGGGCACTCGTGATCGCTGATAACCGGATCGCGGAGAACGCCGGCTGGGACGACGACGTGCTCCGGATGGAACTCGCTGCCCTGCAGGATGAGGCTTTCGATCTCGCGCTCACCGGCTTCGATGCCGATGCACTGGCCGAACTCCTCATAGATGAGAACGGGGCCGGAAGTGGCGAGACCGATGACGATGCCGTTCCCGAGGTCACAGAGACCCCAATCTCCCGCCCCGGCGACATCTGGGTCATGGGCCACCACCGGCTGCTCTGCGGCGATGCCACATTGGCCGAGTCCTACCAGAAGCTGCTCGGAGACGGGTCGGTGGACATGGTCTTCACGGACCCACCGTACAACGTGAACTACGCCAACTCGGCGAAGGACAAGTTGCGCGGCAAGGATCGCGCGCTCCTGAACGACAACCTAGGGGATGGCTTCTACGATTTCATCCTGGCGGCACTGACGCCCATGCTCGCCCGCTGCCAGGGCGCCGTATACGTCGCCATGTCCTCCAGTGAGCTGGACGTCCTGCAGGAAGCGTTCCGCGCCGCGGGCGGCCATTGGTCCACCTTCATCATCTGGGCCAAGAACACCTTCACCATGGGGCGGGCCGACTACCAGCGCCAGTACGAGCCAATCCTCTACGGCTGGCCGGACGGCTCGCAGCGGCATTGGTGCGGCGATCGTGACCAGGGCGACGTCTGGCAGATCAAGAAGCCGCAGAAGAACGACCTGCACCCGACGATGAAGCCGGTCGAACTGGTGGAACGGGCTATCCGAAACTCAAGCCGACCCGGTCAACTGATCCTGGACCCCTTCGGCGGATCCGGCACCACACTTATCGCTGCCGAAAAAGCTCAACGTCGAGCGGCCCTTATTGAGCTCGACCCGCAGTACGCAGACGTGATCGTGCGCCGGTGGCAGGATTGGTCGGGGAAGCTGGCGACGCGGGAAGGCGACGGTGCGTCACCCAGTTTTGGGCTGAATGCAATCGCGCCGGAATCTCAGAGTCCCGAATCCCATTCAAAGATGCAGACGTGAAAGTGGGCAAACGTCGCTGCATCCTCGCCAACAGCCCCATCAAGCAACTCGAGGTGCCCTTTCAATTCGTCGCAATACTTCGTGTAATCCGCTACGCGTAGGGGCGCGTACTCATCCGTATCTTTTCGATAGCTCTTAAGGCAGCTCTCATTGTAAGTAATCATCTTCTTCAGCTCTTTCCGAAAGTGCCGGTGCAGAGCACGTGCTTCCGATGCAGAGATGTCAACGTCTTCATCGGTATAACTGCCCGTCTCATTCGTGACGATCCATCTCTTCTCGAATCGCTCTCGAACAACCTCTACCTGCCACCAGTGCGGTTCAATAGTAAACAGGGTCTTGCCATCGCTACCAACACCCTCGAATCGAATGCTATATGCCATTGCTGTCCCTGACGGTTGTCCTCGTTGCTAATACTCCAGGTGGTAGAAGGGTGGGTAGTCAGCCCCCTCTAACATCCACAACTGCAGAAGATCATGAACATCACTGCAGAACGCGTCCGTCACAATGTCATCGCCACAAGGGCCACCAGGCTTCAGCACTTGCTCATAGCAGTAGACGTATACGTCACACTTGAAGCGGATTACGAGGCCCCCTGCCTTGTTGACCCAAAAGTCAGTGGTTGCTGAAAGCTCGCCACCCGAATCTGCATCAACGCCGCGAACACGAGTAGGACGCTCATACCCTCGCCAAGACTTAACATTCTCGATCTGCTTAAACATCTTCAAGAAGTCCGTCTTCTTGGCGACACTCAACTCAAGCGACGTCTTTGTGCTCCTGGATCGCTTGCCAAATAACTGTGCGGCAGTCGTGTCGTCCCACGGGTCAGCGGGATTGGGCGGATCCGAAAGAAGTAGCCTGAAGCGAGTCAAACGCTTCTTCTTATTCCACTCGAAAAGCACGATGGCTTCAGCGTGATAACGCTCGCCAACCAGACGAAGGCGCTCAATGTCTTCTGGCGTCGGTTTCCGAGAGTCGCCGCCTTTCACCTGCATCAAGATGATGTCGAATGCATCGAGGCTTTTTAGGCCGGAATGGAGCGGCTTCTTGCTCGACTTTCTTATCGCCACAATATCAACCACACCTGCTGATTCATTTCCATCCGGACCGAGGAAGTCGACGAACTGCCACCGATAGGCATAGCGACTGGCTAGAGCCTTGGCGAGGGTGTTCGCCATTCGCCCGGAATGCCGGACTTTTACGACTATGGCGTCAAATTCCGCGTCAGTCTTCTTCACGTAGCTTGCCTCCTGGATCCTAAGCAAGTGTTCCCAGCTTCGAAGTGTTCTGCAATGGAAGATCGAGTCGTGCGACCGATTGCCTAGACTATCCTGCTAGGTAGCTGGCGCATAGGGTGAGCCTGCGGGAAATTGCCCACCAAACATGCAGCCTCACTTACAGCCCATCGTCCTATTTGGCAATTGGAGCGAGCCGACCAATGCAGACGCGCTGGATGTCCCTGATGGAGTCGATGGCCAACGTGGTGGTCGGCTACGTGGTGGCGGTCATCGCCCAGATCCTGGTGTTTCCGCTCTTCGGCATGCACCCGACGTTCGCGCAGAATCTCTGGATCGGGCTTATCTTCACGGGCGTGTCGCTCGCGCGAAGCTACCTGCTGCGTCGTGCCTTCGAGGCCCTGCGGGTTCGCGAGGCTGCTCAGCACCTGGTGCGTTAGGCGGCCAGTTCTTCCTCGATGAGTTCGCAATGGATCACGAAGCCCGTGAGGTAGGGCAAGCCGCGCGGGATGCCGTAGTCCTTGCTGGTTTGGCGTCCAATCGTCCAGCCCATCCACTGCTCGGTGGCGGCGTTGATCGCGCCCGTCAGGGTCTGGCCCCGGTGCAGCCCGTTCTGCACGTCGTCTGCGAAGTGCCGCCCGTGGCGGCTGTCCAGGAAGATCCGCACCGATTCGAGGGGCTGGCCCGTGGCCTCCGCAATTGCGGTCATGGCCGTGGGCCACGCGGCGGCGGCGTTGTCGGTCATCGTTCCCCAAAAGCCCCAGGCTTCGTTTTGCGTGGCGGGGATCTGTGTGGTGGTCGTCATCGTGGTCTCCGGTGGTGTCGTCGTTGCAATGGCTGTATGAACGCGCTGTTCAATCAGGAAGCCAAGCGCTTTCGAGGCGATCGGTCGGGAATTTAGATGCTTACGACGTCCAGGTTCCGGCCCCGAAGGCGCACCGGGGCTCGGCCGTCGTATTCCTCGGTGCGCTCCTGGTAGTCGGCGAGCACGGCCTTGAGGACCGCCCGCAGGTAGCGGTCGGGTCGCCGGTAGCCGCGCAGGGTCTCAAGTTGACCTGCAACGTCAGTCACGTTGAACCATTCATCTGGCATCACCATGTCGCAAAGCTCCAGCCACACCGCCATCCCCTGCGTCTCGACAAACTGCTTGGCGCCGGTGAAGACGGTGGGTGTGGAGTCGGGGTAGCGCAGGCGGGGCTCGATTGGCGTAGGCATCGCCAACCCTTCTTCAGGCGCCGATCCGGTACACGCGGTCAGCGTCCGCGACCTTGGTCGAGACGATGTTGAGTCCGAGCTTCTTCTTGAGCGCCCCGGCAAAGGCGCCGCGTACCGTGTGCGCCTGCCAGCCGGTGGCCTCGCAGATCTGCGGCACCGTGGCCCCCTCGGGGCGCTGGAGCATCCCGATGATGGTGGCTTGCTTGCTGTTCTCACGCGTACGCGGCCGGGGAGTCGCGGACTCTTGCGCCTGCGCCGCGACAGGGGGCGCTTCGTTGGCGCTTTCATCGGAGGTGGCGGCAACAGGGGCCAGCGAGGGGCGCGCGCAGCCCAGGGCGTCGTAGCCCTCGGCGGCGACGAACCAATCGGTACCGTCGGTCGTAATGAGTGCGCGCTTGAAGAGTCCCTCCAGGACCTTCTTTCGGGCGCCGCCGTTCACGTTGTCCGGGAACCACGTGATCTTGCCGCCGGCTTTCTGGATCGCGTAGGCGAGGATGGCGTGTTGGGCGGGGCTCAAGTCGATCTTGCTCATGTGCATCTCCTTCGTGGTGGTTGGTGGTGTGACGTGATGAACGCGCTGCTTCCGATGGAAGCCAAGCGCTTTCTGCTCTATTTCGTCGCGCGCCCTTGGGCACCCGCCTCGTAGGCCGCGCGCAACGCGTCGTGCAGGCTCCACACCGACACCTCGTGAAAGTCGAGGCGATCGGCGTTCTGCGCCTCCAGAGTCTGGATTCCGAGGTGTTGCTTGGCGATCTGGGTCAGCAGTTTGTCGATGGTGTTCATGCTTGCTTTCGGGAGGAGGTGATTGAAGTCGAACGTATGAACGCGCTTCTCCCGATGGAAGCCAAGCGGAATCTCAAGAAAGATTGAAGGCTCCGATGGGGATCTCGATTCGCGCTTACGCCAGGCACCGCGGGGTCACCGACACGGCTGTCCACAAGGCGATTCGCGCCGGTCGTATCACCCCAGAGCCGGACGGCACCGTCGACGCAGAGCGGGCGGATCGCGAATGGACGAGGAATTCCGGGGCTCCGAAGGTGGGCACCCGCACACCGGCCATCAAAGTCCCCGCTCCCGAGACCCCAAGCGAGCCGGGGTCGGCAATTCCAGCCGGGGGCACGTCGCTCCTTCAGGCCCGGACGGTGAATGAGGTCGTGAAGGCGCAGACCAACAAGGTGCGCCTTGCACGATTGAAGGGAGAACTGGTCGACCGATCGCAAGCGATCGCCCACGTCTTCAAGCTGGCGCGGTCGGAGCGCGACGCCTGGCTCAACTGGCCAGCGCGGATTTCGGCCCAGATGGCTGCGCGACTGGCGGTCGACGCGCAAGCCATGCACGTAGCTCTGGAAGCCGCCGTGCGTGAGCACCTGCAGGAGCTGGGCGACATGCGCCCGCGGGTCGATTGATGGCGGGGATCGATTACGAGGGCGCCTTCGAGATCGAACGCGCCTGGCGTGAGGGGCTCACGCCCGATCCGCTGCTCACGGTCTCGGAGTGGTCGGATCGGCATCGGATGCTCTCAAGTAAGGCCTCGGCCGAGCCGGGTCGGTGGCGCACCAGCCGAACGCCGTACCTGAAAGCCATCATGGACTGCCTCTCGCCCACCTCCCCAGTGGAGCGGGTGGTGTTCATGAAGGGCGCGCAGCTTGGAGCCACTGAGATGGGCTCCAACTGGATCGGCTACGTGATCCACCACGCGCCGGGTCCGATGATGGCCGTGTGGCCCACGGTGGATATGGCAAAGCGCAACTCCAAGCAGCGAATTGACCCGCTGGTTGAAGAGTCGGGTGTGCTCGCCGAACTCATCGCCCCCGCTCGAAGCCGGGACTCGGGGAACACGATTCTCGCCAAGGAATTTCGCGGTGGGGTGCTGGTGATGACTGGGGCCAATAGCGCCGTGGGGCTTCGCTCCATGCCGGTCCGCTACCTCTTCCTGGACGAGGTGGATGGCTACCCGGTGGATGTCGAGGGCGAGGGTGATGCGATCTCCCTGGCCGAAGCCCGGACTCGGACCTTTGCGCGCCGCAAGATCTTCATCGTCTCGACCCCGACCATCTCGGGGGCAAGTTCGATCGAGCGCGAGTACGAGGCCTCGAACCAGTGCCGCTACTTCGTGCCCTGCCCGCACTGCTCGCACAGGCAGTGGTTGCAGTTCGAACAGCTGCGCTGGGAGAAGGGAGAGCCCGCGACTGCGGCCTACGTCTGCGAGTCCTGTGAGAAGGCAATCGCGGAGCACCACAAGGCGTGGATGCTCGAGCACGGCGAGTGGCGGGCGATGGCGCCGGAGAACGGGATCAAGACAACCGGCTTTCACCTGTCCTCGCTCTATAGCCCAGTGGGATGGCGCAGTTGGCGCGAGATTGCCGCCGCCTGGGAGGCTGCGGTGAACAAGGAGACCGGGTCGGCGGCCGCCATCAAGACTTTCAAGAACACCGAACTCGGGGAGACCTGGGTCGAGGAAGGTGAAGCTCCGGACTGGCAGCGGCTCCTGGAGCGCCGGGAGAGTTACGCAATCGGCACCGTTCCCATGGGCGGGCTTCTTCTGGTTGGTGGGGCGGACGTGCAGAAGGATCGGATCGAAGCCTCGATCTGGGCCTTCGGACGCGGTAAGGCTTCTTGGCTCGTCGAGCACCGGGTGCTCATGGGGGATACCGCCCGCGAAGCGGTCTGGAAAGACCTCGGCACCCTCATCACCGAGCAGTGGACGCACGCATCAGGCGCCACGATGCCGCTCGCGCGCTTCGCACTTGATACGGGCTTTGCCACCCAGGAGGCCTATGCCTTTGTGCGGGCAAGCCGGGACTCCCGGCTCTTGGCGGTAAAAGGCGTGCCACGCGGACCGGCACTCATCGGAACGCCGCTGGCCGTCGACGTATCTTCGGGCGGCAAGCGCCTTCGCCGGGGGATCAAGGTCTTCTCGGTCGCGGTGGGACTCGCGAAGCTCGAGTTCTACAACAATCTGCGCAAGGTGACGGACGTCGAAGAGGACGGTGTGACGATCCGCTTCCCCGTTGGCTTCGTGCATCTGCCGCAGGTCGATGGCGAATTCCTTCAGCAGCTATGCGCGGAGCAACTCACCACGCGCCGCAACCGTCACGGCTTTGCAGTGCGCGAGTGGCAGAAGATGCGGGAGCGAAATGAGGCGCTCGACTGCTATGTCTACGCCCGAGCAGCGGCGGCGGCCGCAGGTCTCGATCGCTTCGAGGAGCGCCACTGGCGCGAACTGGAACGACAGCTGGGAATTGCGCCTCCGGACGAGACGCCACCCCCGCTTCAAGCACTGGATCCCCATGAGGCCACCCCAAGCGGTGGCCTCAGTGTTTCTGGGGTCCGCAAATACGGTCGGCGCGTGATCAAGAGCCGCTGGCTTTCGTAACTACAGCAGAGGACACCCCATGAGTTTGCAGACCCGCATCGAAAGTCTGGTCGTTCGCATCGCCCAGGAGTTCAACGCCGTCAATTCCAAGACGGGCGCACTTGCCAACCTCACCACGGCCGACAAGTCCAACCTCGTCTCGGCAATCAACGAACTCAAGACGATGGTGGCCAACGGCATCGACGATGCCAGCATCACGCTCACGAGCACCTATTCGTCGAGCAAGATCGTCTCCCTCCTGGATGCCCTCAAGACCGAGATCTTGGGCGGGGCGGACGCGGCCTACGACACGCTCGTCGAGATCCAGCAGTACCTGCAGAACAACACCTCGGGGCTGGATGCCCTGCTCGCGGCCGTCAACGTCCGGGTACGGTTCGATGCCGCGCAAACCCTCACGGTTGTCGAGCAGCAGCAGGCTCGGACCAACATCGGAGCCGTGGCCCTCACTGCGGTCGGGGACACGGACACCGACTTTGTCGCGATCTTCGAAGCGGCG